TTGATAGAATGGGTCTTGATGTGATACAAACTTAATCTCAAACAGAGACTTAGTCATAGGGAAGTAAATCAGATCGCCTTCGTTCGGACGAGTAGGAACAGTAGTGATACCATAGCGCCCAACAAACTGCTCCCAACGACGACGAGCAACAACCAGCGTTGCTGACTGCTCAATCATCAATCCAAACTTCTGGATAAATGCACCTTGTCCGCCGTAGCTATCAATGTTCTCAAAGTACATTTCAATAGGGAATGCTGTCTTGAATTCACTCAGACGGTCTTCACCCAAGATCTCATCTTTAGACACTAGAGTTCTTGGAATGTAGAAAACTTCCTTGCCGTATATACGCAGAGACTCGATGATAAGATCCTCTACGAGCATCTGCTCGGTACGAGTACCTTGTGTAAAATATACGTTAGTTGTAGTCATTATTATCCTAGGAAGAACTCAAGAGGAGCAGCTTTAGTGATTAGCTCGTCTTCAAGATCTTTAACTTCACCAGTTGCTTCGTCATACAGTTTATCACCATCAAGCGTAACGCCACCTGGAAGTTGAATGCCAGAGAATTTCTTGATGTTGACTGCCCACTGTTTCTTAAACAAGGCAGTGACGTAGTGTTTCAACCAAGCATCGTCCCAAACTTTAGCATTCTCCGCTGGATCAAGTGCACGATAGCACTCAACTACAACAAAGTCTCCAAGAGCCAAGTCAGTGTCCCAGTTGATATCTAAGAATAGTTTAGATTGACGACGGTTGAAACGATATAGCGGATGTCCGTTCAGCTCTAAGTCTAGCAGAGCCAAGTGAGACATAACAGTCTTGTAGTAAATAATACTTGTAGAAGTTAGATCGTACAAGTCATTTAGGCGTAGTTGATACTGTAAGTCAAAGATGTTCTTAGAAGAAGACGCTTGACTGAATGGTAGAACACGAGTGATACCATAAACAAGATCTGGAACTTCAACGTATTTCTTATCGTAAGTTCCAAGAACTAAACTGTCTAACAACGCAGTTACGTTAGACGTTGTTCCCGTGATAGTATCACCACCAGCAAACGTACCCCTTACGTTACGTAGTAGAAGTTTAGTTCCAGAAGATTGTCTGTTGATTTCTTTAGCAACTTGCGCTGTGCCACCAGAACTGCTAGTGACACGCTCACCCAACATAAAGTTAGCAGCTACAGAAGTTGTAAGGTTGGCTTCAGATGCAGTGATCTGAAACTTCATGTATAGTTTTTCAATACCGTCAGGGTGATACTGTCTCCAATATTCCAACGCTTCATCAATACGGTCTTCAAGTTGATCGTCGTCAGCGTTGATTTCAACAACAGGATGACCTAATGCTCGTAGGCAGTATTGCTTTAGTTGTTCTCTAGATGTAGTTGCCATAGGTATCCTTATACGATAGTCCAAACAGAACCGTCTGGAACTGTAACGGTTACGCCGTTATTGATAGTAACTGGTCCAGCAGACATTGCATTATAGTTTGTTGGAATAGTGAAGTTAGCTGATACTGTTGTGGCGTTCAGGAAGAATGGAGCAGCTGATGTTGCCTGTACGCCATGTTCAGCTACAACAGTGCCAGCAGTAAAATCACCGTTCGCGTCACGTGACACGATCGTACTAGCTGTATTAGCAGAAGTGGCATTACTAGTTACAGTAAATGTAGAGTTACCAGATGCGTTAGCTGTGAACGAAGCAGAACCTGACAGACCAGTGCCAGACACCGCTAATGTTAATGTGCCGTTACCAACAGTGATTGCGCTAGTAGAAGCAGCAGTTACACGACCGTAGGTATCGATAGTCAATACTGGAATAGCAGTTGCAGAACCGTAAGAGCCAGCAGTTACGCCAGAAGCAGCGAGAGTCCAAGTCTGTGCGGCAGATCCATTAAATGCTGTACCAGATAGACCAGTACCAGCAGTCAATGCGTTTAAGTTACTACCCAGAGAAACTCCAGAAATAGTAGAGTTAGTTAGTGCTGAGTTTGGAATATTAGATAGCGTATTAGAGGCACCGCTAATAGTTTTGTTAGTTAGAGTTTCTGCGCCAGCTAGAGTAGCAAGAGTACCAGTAGTTGGTAGAGTTACAGTAGTTGCGCCAATAACAGTTAGGGTTGTAGCAAAAGCGCCAGAAGTGGTTAAGTTGCCACCTAGCGTAATAGTTTTACCAGAGTTGTTTACACCAGTACCACCATATTGCCCAGCAATAACAGTACCTTGCCAAGTACCTGTACCAATAGTACCAACGCTAGTTAAAGAAGAACCTGTTACTCCAGAACCAAGAGTTGTTGCGCTTAAAACAGATGTGCCGTTAATTTCATAAACTTTACCAGAAGCTAAGTTTAAGTCTTCTGAAGATGTCCATGCACCAGTAGCTGATTGCCACAAGAATGTTTTATTGGTTGCACCCTTTAGAAGAATACCTCCGCCGTTCGCAGTAGTATCAGTTGGAGTAGCAACATCGCCTAATTCCAGAACAATATCATCAACAGTAATAGTTGTTGAGTTGATAGTTGTAGTAGTACCGTTAACAACCAAGTTACCAGTAACAGTTAGGTTGTTATTAACAGTAGTAGCGCCTGTAGAAGCACCGAGAGACAGTGTAGTAGCAGCACCGAATGCGTTGATAGTAGTCGCAGTGGTATTGAATACGTTGAAGCTAGTGCTATCGGTCAGAACAGAAGTTGTGAACGTCGGGCTAGTGTCAAATACCAGATGACCAGAACCACTCTCGTCTGTAACTGCAGCGAGAATCTGAGCTGATGTAGCAACTAGCGTGTTATTCGCTAAGTTGATTGTCTTGTTGGTTAGCGTTTGAGTTGCAGCAATACCAGCAAGAGTATCTGTGACTGCAGGTAGTGTTAGTGTGCCAGATGCAGCAGCTGACGCTTGAACACGAGTAGTTCCAGAAGTAGAACCTGCAAAGTCCACTGGAGTATTAGTTAGTAGTCTGGTATAGTTCCAACCCCCTTGCTTGGCAGCAGCAGTACCAGCTGCATTTTCTGCATAGAACTCAAGTTCTCCGTTTGATGCGCCAGAAGAAGTTTCAGCTAGGATGTATGTGAAGCCGTCAACAGACTTAACACCACCAAGCGAAGACCAAGCAGTGCCGTTATATCCTTCAAAAGAAGTTAGTGACGAGTTGAAACGGATCTGACCAGTAGCAGCAGTTGGTCTTTGAGCAGTAGTACCAACTGGAATAGTGAGCGCCGTAGTTGCGCTTAGAGTGATAGACCCAGAAAGAGTGGCGTCTCCAGCGAACGTACCAGAAAGAGTACCGCTAGAGATGGTTTTGTTTGTTAGAGTTTCTGTTCCAGCTAGAGTAGCTAGAGTGCCAGATGCAGTAGGTAGAACAATGGTAGCGCCATTGTTATTGATATTACTGCTTGTTAAGTCTAGATTGTCGCCAGCCGCAAGTTCATATATTTTAGCATCAGCAGCATTGACAATTAGAGGAAAACGATTTGCCATTTATTATCCTTATACAGTTACCGCTACTGAGCCAGCACGACCAGTTACAGAAAGAACACCAGAAGTTAAAGTGATGATGGTGTTTGCAGATCTACCATAAACAAAAAGCGAACCTGTTGAGGATGAGAATGGACGTACAAGGTTATCAGCACCCTTGTAGTAAATTTTACCATCAGCATAATTGAGCGCCAGTTCACCATAATCAAGATCGCTTGATAATGGAACTTTGCCTGTTACAGCTGACTTCTTAAGAATAATTTTATTTGCCATTACGATTCCTATCGAGGAAAACTTTTCGCAGTAAGAACTGCAAGAGGGAGCGGACTCCCTCTTATTTATTCACACATTAGTAAGTGCCACCGTCGATGTTGAAACCATCTAGAGTAGAAGTTCCAGCACCAGCACCAGTCAAGTTAGCTTGAACAGTTACGTTACCTGTTACACCAAGAGTACTAGACAGAGTAGTAGCACCAGTAACGCCAAGAGTACCACCAACAGTAGCGTTGCTTGTTACTGCCAGAGTAGAACTTAGAGTAGTAGCACCAGTAACGCCAAGAGTACCACCAACTGTTACGTTACCAGTGAAAGCACCAGTAGAACCGCTGAAGCTAGAAGAAGTGATAGTCTTATTGCTTAGGGTTTCAGTGCCAGTTAGAGTAGCAAGAGTGCCAGTAGTTGGTAGAGTTACGTTAGTAGAACCAGTAACAGTCAGAGTGGTAGCAAAAGCACCGCTAGTTGTTAGGTTACCACCAAGCGTGATGGTCTTAGTTCCGTTGTTAACGCCAGTACCACCGTAAGTTGGGCTAACAACAGTACCCTGCCAAGTACCAGTACCAATAGTACCAAGAGTAGTGATAGAAGTCTGACCAACGTAAGTAGAAGCAATGTCAATACTATCAGCGTTAACAGTGATGCGATTAGAAGTACCAACGATGTCTAGAACACCAGAAGTGTAAGTTAGACCAGCACCAGCAACACCAGCTTTCAACTGGAGAGCATCAGAAACAATTTCAATACCACCAGTAGCTGCTACGTTTACTTCTAGAGTGTAACCGTTCTTGCTTAGACCGTTACCTGCAATTAGAGTACCAGAGCTAGAGAATAGAGTGAAACTTAGAGCAGTAGTGCCAAGAGTGATTGGATCGTTAGTAGTTAGTACGAAACCGCAGTCAGCGTTAACAGTACCTTCTTCAACGAAGCAGAACATACCGCTAGTAACTTCACCGCCTGGATTATTGTCAGCATCAGCTGCACGAGTCCAAGAACCAGCGGCAACAACATAGATACCGTTTTGAGAACCAGTAGTCTGATCCTTAACAAGAACACGATCGCCAACAGAAAGCGCAACACCATCAACAGTTTGTGTATTGCTTAGAGTGATGTTGGCAGTAGTAGCTGCACGTACAGAACCCTTAACGTCTAGACCAGAACGAGCAGCGTCTACGTAGTACTTGGTAGCTGCGTCAGAGTCAGCTGTTGGCTCAGCAAGGTTTGTAATCTTGTGAGCGTTCATATCGATGACGTTACCGAAAGTAGCAACACCAGTTACGCCAAGAGTACCGCCGACAGTAGTATTACCAGTTACAGCTAGAGTAGAACTTAGGGTTGTAGCACCAGTAACCCCTAGAGTACCAGCAATAGAAGTATTACCAGTAGCAGCAGTTACGTTGAACTTGTTAGTGTTAACAGAAAGATCGTTTGTAACAGCAAGAGTGCTAGAAAGAGTAGTAGCACCAGTTACACCGAATGTTCCACCAACAGTAGTATTGCCAGAAACACCAAGAGTGCCAGCAATCGTAGTGTTACCAGAAGTAGCGTTAACAGTGAACTTGTTAGTGTTAACAGCGAAGTCGCCAGCAACACCAAGAGTAGAACTTAGGGTAGCAGAACCAGTTACACCCAAAGTGCTAGAAAGAGTAGTGGCTCCTGTAACACCTAGAGTTCCACCGATAGTAGTGTTACCAGTAACACCCAGTGAAGACAGACCAGCTAGGCTTGCTGTTGTAGAACCAAGCGTTAGAGTAGAAGAACCAAGAGTGATGCTCTTAGCAGAAACAGCACCAGCAGTTACAGTGAAGTGGTTAGTGTCGAAAGAAGCAACACCCTTGTTAGTAGTAGTTGCGTCTTCAGCAGAAATTGTTAAAGTATTTGCAGTAACTGCAGTATCAATACCTTCACCACCAACGATAGCCAGAGTTTCGCTTAGAAGAGCGATGCCATCAGAACCAGTGTCACCAGTGATGTTTAGAGTAGTTGCTACGTTTACGCTGCCAGCAGAAGATAGACGACCCTTACTGTCAACAGTGAATGTTGGGATAGCAGTTGCAGAACCGTAAGAGCCAGCAGTTACGCCAGTAGTCTTAAGTGCCAGCGAAGTAGTACCAGCTACATCATCGTAAGTAGCATCAATTTCAGTGCTATCAACGATCTGACCACCAGTTACGTCTTGGATGTACTCAGCAAGAGAAGTGCTAGCATCTGTGTAGATGTTAGTGATGATAGTCTTACCAGTACCATTTGGCGTAATCAATAGATCGCCGTTGGTGTTGGTAGTGCTAATTGTGTTGCCGTTTAGGTCAAGGTTATCGACTTTTAGGTTATCCAACTTAGAGTTGGAATCGACGATAAGAGCAGAGTCAGCAGTTAGAGCACCTTTTGCGTGATCTAACATGTCTGTGAAATACTTACCACCAATAACGATGTGGTTAGCTGCATTACCTGCAGTTTCCGTGCCCATACCAATGTATAGGCGATCACCACCATTTGAGCCGTTGTCTGTTAATGCAGAATAGGCTAATTCACCAGCGCCCAGTACTGCTGGGTTACCACTGACTGACGATCTTTTAATTCTAATAATTGACGCCATCTTTTATTTCTCCGTTAAAATTCTCCACCTTCCATGTTCTGCGCATCAAGCGTAGTGGTAGATGTCCATTTGTTTGTAGTTGTTCTAAACACCAGAATTGCACCATTGGTTTTACCATTCGTGGTAACGTCAATATCACCTACGTTATCCAACGATTCTACAACTGCTGGATTTGTCAGATTGGTTGTTGTGGTTACAAGAGTTTCTTGCGCTAGTGTAGCGGTAAACTGAGAACCATCGTCAATTACGACTGTTGTATCTGCCATATTAAATCTGAGTGATTTCTGGGGTTACTGTGACGATTCCTTCAACAACTCTGGTTCTATTACCAGCTGAAGAGGTAATCTCTACGTCATACAGGTATCGACCTGGAGGGATTGCTCCCGTTTGGGCTGCGGTTAATTCTAACCTGACTTTACCAGCCACCGCATCAAATACGCTGGCTGTGAAATTGTATGCAGTAGTGGAGGTATAAGACTTACGGATTTGCGACTTAACTGTATATCCAGTTAGGT